CTCCGATCCAAACGAAAGAAACAATAATGGAAGAACAAGATCTGGGCTTTACAGGATATTTATTCCAGCGTATGAAGCTTTAGAAGGGTTCTTTGACGTTTATGGAAATGCCGTCGTAGAGGATCCAGAAGAAACAGTTAATGGTCTTGATGGAGACCTTATTACAATCAGTAGTAAAACCTACTTAAAAAACGAGCGAAGATCGTTTAAGGATAACCCTTCTGAGCTTAATGAAATTACACGCCAGTTCCCATTTACCGAAGACGAAGCATTCAGGGACAGCATCGAGGGTAGCCTGTTCAACATTGGCAAGATCTACCAACAGATTGAGCACAACGAAGAGCTGTATCCCAATCCAGTCGTAGTGGGCAACTTCACCTGGAAACAAAAAGACAAAGAGGTGGTGTTCTCACCTACTCCGAACGGCAGGTTCAGGGTAAGCTGGATGCCAGACCCCAGCGAAAGAAATGTGATACGTCAGGAGAGAGGCAAAAAAGTGCCCCCGTTTGGCAACTACGGCTGCGGAGGAGTTGACTCCTATGACTTGGACGCCACAGTAGACGGGAGGGGTTCGAAAGGAGCTCTACATATGTACAACAAGTTTAGCATGAATCGCCCTTCAAACATGTTTGTTGTAGAATACGCTTCGCGTCCAGATCTGGCGAGCATTTTCTATGAGGACGTATTGATGTGTGCGTTTTTCTACGGGTATCCGCTACTTATAGAAAACAACAAGTATGGTATTGCAAGATACTTTGAATCAAGAGGTTACGACGGTTACTTAATGGATCGACCAAAACACTTAATGAGTTCCTCATCGCATGTCAACGTAAAGACAAAAGGTATCCCCTCTAACTCGCAAGATGTGATTCAATCACATGCCCAGTCCATAGAAAAATACATTCACGAAAGCGTCGGTATAAACCATGAAACAGGCGAGGTAGGCAATATGTATTTTAATAAGACGCTAGAAGATTGGATAGGTTTTAAGATAGACAAGCGTACCAAGTTTGACTTGACTATTAGCTCAGGGCTGGCTTTACTTGCTGCTCAAAAAACAAAAGAAAAACCAAAAGCAGACTTTACGGAAAAGGTGTTTTTTAGGAAATACAAGGTCTAGGATGGATTTGCTATATTTGCAGAATATGCGTAGAGCTCCATCAGACACATGAACAATACAAACAACAAACGTAAAGGCTCTTTTCCTGACCCGCTTGCAGACACAGAGGTAAAAAAAAGCAAGGACTACGGGATTAAGTACGCAAAAGCTATTGAGTCTCAGTGGGGTAAGATTACAAGCGCTACTTCTTTGTACGGGAAGCGCAATGTTGTTTTTGAGCGAAGCCGAGACTACGCTAACGGTACTCAGGACACGAACATTTATAAAAAATTGCTGCGATCTCTTAATCCTAATGACGGGGATGGCAGCCTTATGAACCTGGATTATACTCCAGTTCCTGTACTTCCAAAGTTTGTTCGGGTAGTGGTAAACAAAATCCTCTCTCGAAACCCATACCCAAACCTTGAGGCTGTTGACCCTCTTTCGTCTTCGGAAAAAAACAATCGAAAACGAAGAGTAGAGATTCAAGTAGAAGCAAAAAAACAGTTACAGCAGTTAAAAGAAAACACAGGTATGGTAATTGGGGACGACCCCGATAAACTGCCTGATTCTTTAGAGGAGGCTGAAATCCTCCTGGGTACCAATGTCAAGACTGATGCGGAAATCGCCGCTCAGATTGGCACAAACATGACCTTATCCTGGAATGACTTTAATGATAGCACTTTGCGTCGATGCGTTAACGACTTGGTTTCGCTCGGCATGGCGGTCGTAAAAAGAAGCAACGACCCTAACGAAGGCATTAAGACTGATTATGTAGACCCAGCTAAGTTTATTCATAGCTACACAGAAGACCCTGGGTTCAACGACATGATATATGCTGGTCATGTCAAGTCCATTTCAATTCAAGAGCTAAAGAGAATTGCTGGGCACGAGCTTTCAGAAGAGGACTTCGAAAAGATCGCCAAGTCAGTCAAAAACAAAGAAGGTAACGACCCCAATGCTTTTAACAGGCACTCGTACAACCAGCGCATGATGCGACAAGAGTATGGGTACGATGAGTACATGGTAGATGTTTTAGATTTTGAGTTCATCTCAGTTGACTGCATCTATTTTGAAGAAAAAGAAAACCGCTTTGGAAACGTGAATTTCTTCATGAAGGGGTTTGGCTATGAGGAGAAGCAAGGCAGTGTTTTTGAAAGAAAGCCTCACAAAATGGAGGTGGCAACAGTTTACGGTGGAAGCTACATCATGGATGGGTGCGACCTCATCTTTAACTATGGGATGGTGAGGAACATCCCTAAAAATGTGCATGATATTTCAAAAGCTAGGCTATCTTACTCTGTGACCGCTACCAATATGCGGAACATGATGCCGAAATCCATGGTGGACAGCTGTACTGGGTTTGCCGATATGCTTCAGCTTACTCACCTCAAGATTCAGCAGGCCATTGCGAAGGCTAAGCCTGATGGGTTGATTATCGACATCGAAGGTCTAGAAAACGTACAGCTCGGAAAGGGTGGGGAGCTCCAGCCGCTTGACCTCCATGATATCTACGAGCAGACGGGTGTCTTCTACTACAGAAGCAAGAACCCAGAGGGTGGATTCCAGAACCCTCCTGTTCGAGAGATAGGCAACAGCATTCGAAACATCAATGAGCTGATCGGTTTGTACAACCATTATCTCCGAATGATCCGAGACACCACGGGAATAAACGAGATGATGGATGCCTCCACTCCGAAGGGCGATACGCTTGTAGGGGTGCAGCAGAACGCTATCGCAGCTGGCAATAATGCCATCTACGACATCACTAATGCATCCATGATTCTTTACAAGAAGGTGTGTGAGGACATCGTAAAATGCATACAAATTCTTCCCGCTGAATCTGTTCTTTATAAAATTTACGAGAACGCCGTAGGCAAAGAAAACATGTCTGTCCTTTCTTCATTTAAGGACCTTCCGATGTACAATTTCGGGGTACAGGTAGTAAAAGAAATGGAGGATCAAGACAGGGCGTATCTTGAACAGAATATCCAGATGTCTCTTCAACAAAAAGAGCTAGACATCGAAGATGCGATTGCGATCCGAAACATGAAGGATGTCAATCAAGCGGAGCGCCTTCTTGTCGTCCGCCGCAAGAAAAGAATGGCCAAACAGCAAGAGATGGCAATGCAAAACTCTCAGATGCAGGCTCAACAGGCTCAACAGGCTGCGCAAGCGGCCTCTCAAGCCAAGATGCAGGAAATGCAAATGGAGTCCCAACTTGAAGCCCAGCAATTGCAACTTAAGAGTCAGCTTGAGGCTCAATTAGAGCAAGTAAAACATCAGTTTAGAAAGGAGATCGAGCTTATCAAGGCCCAAGCTACACTTGGATTTAGAACCGAAGAACAAGAGTTCAAAGAAAAGCTTGAGGTACTTAAAGAAGACAGAAAAGACGACAGGGTTAAGAAACAGGCTTCTGAGCAAAGCAAACTCCTTTCTCAACGCCAAGGCAAGCGAGGCGAACTCCCAGAATCTGGAGATAGCGTAGACAATATTGTAAACTCACTACTAGGGTAACATGGCAAGCAAAGCAAACTTAGACGTATCTGAAAAACTAGACATCACTATTAGGCGTGGTGATTCGTTCGAGCTGTCTTTAAATATAAAGGATAACGCGGGAAACAACCTACCTCTTTTGACTGACAACTACGAGTTTGTCATTCAAGTAAAAACCCCGTCCTCTACTGCATCTTCTAGGAGAGTAACTAAAACCAGTCAGGTTTCTGCTGCCCCCAAGAGGAGTTTGGTTGCTGCCTCTTCTCTTAAAGAGTCTTCTACTCAAGAGGTGCCAAAAGACAAAGAAGCGGACTCCCCTATTTTTGTTTTCGAAAACAAAGACGACAGCGGTAATGTCACCCTAAGGGCTACTGCTGCCAACACAGCTGCTTTGCCCGTGGGTACTTTCGTTTATGATCTTCAGTACAAGTACATAGCCAATAATTTTGAGAACGTTACAACTATCCTCAAAGGAAACTTCATAGTAAAAGAGGATATCTCAACAACTGTATAATGCCTAAAGTAACCCTGAACTTAAATCAAGGTGCGCAAGGTACTACAGGACCCACTGGCCCTACAGGAGCTACGGGCGCTGACTCAACCGTTACAGGCCCTACAGGCCCTACAGGCGCAACTGGACCTACTGGCCCACAAGGAGATGTAGGAGCTACGGGCGCTGACTCAACCGTTACAGGTCCAACAGGGGCTACAGGCCCAACAGGAGCCACAGGTCCAACAGGGGTTACAGGGGCTACTGGTTCCGACTCAACAGTGGCTGGGCCTACTGGACCTACTGGCGCTCAGGGAATTCAAGGCATACAGGGAGTTCAAGGGGTGACAGGACCTACAGGTGCGCAAGGAGTGACAGGACCTACAGGTGCGCAAGGAGTGACAGGACCCACAGGAAGCACGGTAGGCAGCATAGATGATCTCAACGACGTAGACACCACTACAGTAGCACCTGTTGACGGTCAGGCTTTGGTTTGGGACAACGCAGCCAGTCAATGGGAACCAGGAACCATTGAGGGCGGGGTTACATCTATCGTAGCTGGCTCTGGTATTGGGTTGTCTCCCAGTAACGGACTGGGGGATGTTACAGTATCTGTAAGTACTACGATTGACTACCTCAGCCTTAAGATGGGAAGCGACGTGCTTCAGGGAGGTGCAAGCCAACAAGACTTCACTAGCGCAACACCTGTAAAGACAGCGTTCAACACAGCGGATGACAGCGAGGGGTCTGGCCTTACTGCTGACACCACCAACAATAGGATAACGGTTTCTGAGGATGGCCTTTATAGACTGACGGCAAATCTGTCTTTTTATTCTGGTAGCGCAAGAATCACTCCTACAACTTTCTTTAGGGTTAATGGAACCACGGATCTTGTAGGCGAAAGTTACGGGTATATACGTGCTTCAAACGGCCAAAACGAGAACAGCAACAATGTAACTCGTGTGGTGAGGCTTTCTGCAAACGATTACGTGGAGGTGTTTCATTTTGATGCTTCTACTCTTACTGGTGCTGTGTATGCTACTCAAGCTTTATTTGAAGTTGAGTCGCTTCCTGGTTCTGCTGTTGGACCCCAGGGTCCACAAGGCGTACAGGGTCCAAGCGGCACCACTTTTGACGTCGTAGAGATAACAGCAGACACCACCCTGTCCAGCTCTCACACGACAAAGTACTTAGTGTGCAATTCATCATCAACGATAGATTTAACAGTGCCAGCCTCTGCTGCTTATGATGCATATGCTGAATTCGTAATAGAGCAGAGAGGTACAGGTGTTGTAACTGTTGTTGCAGATACAGGGGTAACAATAAACAGCACAGAGACGCTGAAGACGTCTGGTCAATACTCTGTTATAGGTTTGAAACGCACAGCTTCAAATGTCTATACGTTAACTGGAGAAAGAGAAGTCACGCCATAATGGGTAATTTTTTTCAATCAGTTGCCTCAAGCAGGCCAGTTGCTGTTAATCGCTTTCTAGATGATCAAACGGATATTGCCGCGTTTTATTCTTTGCGTAGACTGATATCTACATACAGCGGTCCAGCACTCACTATAAGGAGAGATAGTGACGACCAAGAAACAGATATTTACTTTGACGCAAATGATGTCGTAGACGTAGATGCTATTTCTGAATTTTGCGGATCTGGGGTGAACGGGTACGTAAAGGTCTGGTATGATCAGGGGCCAAACGGAATTGACCTCTCTCAAACCAGCACAACTATACAGCCACAGGTTTTTGACGGATCTAACGTAAACACTCCTCGTATTTCTGGCATAAACACAAAGCCAGCCATAAATGACTCCGTTGGCGTCAGTACGGTTTTGTCTAACTCAGGTTTTGATGCAGAGCTAAGTGGGGGCTATTCTTATTTTTGCGTGATAGATGCTGCGGGATATGGTGATGGCATCTTTCTGATAGATCAGAACGGATTGAGTCAAGTGGGGTGGAGAAGCGGAACAAGTGCGCAACCTACACACTATCATACTGATAACTCTGACGAACGTGTTGGTGTGGATAGATCAGGCTACCCAAACGTAGGTCAGACAAACGCTGGTTTTGGAGCTATGCAGAGCGCTCACTTTGATGGATCGACGTCTGCGTCTGTTTTTATAACTCGTCATGACGGATACAATTTTACTGGCTCTAAAACCGTAGGGTCCCTGCCTTCAACCGCTGGAGGGGTTTCTATTAGTTTTCCTTTGGGTGCTATGGATAGGCCAGTTCAAGAGCTTCTCGTCTTTAGCGCGAACAAATCCTCTCAAAGAAAAGAAATAGAATCCAATATAAACGATTACTATACGATTGGTCAGCTGAACTATGACCTCCCTCTCGACACTTACACAAATGCAGCTGTGGCATATAGCGTAAGAAAATTAAGATCTGACTACACAGGTTATTGCATGGAGGTGTATAACGGAACTAGCTATGCTGACATAGGGTTCAATGAGTTCAACGAGCTTGATGTACCCGCCATAGCTTCTCACTGCGGAGTGAACGATGGGTTTGTATCGAAGTGGTACAGTCAGGCTAGTACTTCTAACACTGCTTATATTTCTGGAACCGACAGCATGCCAAAAATTTATGATGGAGCTACGGGCAAAGTTTTGATGGAGAATAATAAGCCGTCTGTAAAGTACGTCTCAGGCCAGTACAACAGGATGACCTTGACTTCCGCTTTTTCTGCTAGCAGCGGTCATCTTTTTGCTGTGAGCAGCCGCTATGGAGATCGCAGAGGTTTGTGGCGTGGCGCATCAAGTGGCAGCAATTATTACGTAGCTCAAAGCGGCAACACTGGCGGGGCAGGCACTGGAGATCTTTACTCTAATGGCACGAATCCAGGCGTCTTAAACAAAGCGCAATTTGCAACCTTTATGGGCACTTCTCAGGCGTCGTATAATTCCGTTGTTCCTTTTAGTGGTACTCAGGCAATAGGTTCGGATGCAGACGGAATGCACAACACTCAAGAGATTATAATTTTTGATGACGACATGTCTACGCATAGAGGGGAAATAGAGCAGAATGTAAACAACTACTTTAGAACCTACTAATGGCTATAAACTTCGACAGCGATACTAATCAAGTAAACATCACGGTTCCGTCACCAACCACGGTTACGGTGACTAAGCCAGCTGATATTTCCGTTACGGTTACTGAAAAAGGCAGGGTAGGAACCACTGGTCCTACGGGGTCTACTGGTCCTACAGGTGTTACGGGTCCTACTGGTGCGGATTCTACAGTTACGGGTCCTACTGGTCCTACAGGTGTTACGGGTCCTACAGGACCACAGGGAGCTACTGGTGCGGATTCTACAGTTACGGGTCCTACGGGGGCTACGGGTCCTACGGGGGCTACTGGCCCCACAGGACCACAGGGAGCTACTGGCGCGGATTCTACAGTTACGGGCCCCACAGGCCCTACAGGCGCAAACGGTCCTACTGGACCTACTGGACCACAGGGAGGGCAGGGTATTCAAGGCGATACAGGCGCCACGGGGCCTACTGGACCTACTGGACCACAGGGAATACAGGGCGTCTCTGGTGCGGACGGGCAAGGAGTGCCTACGGGGGGTTTAGAGGGTCAGGTTATCGTCAAGCAAAGCAACACTGATTATGATACATCTTGGGATTACGTAGAGTCTGTATACCTTCAAATCCAAAACGACGAAGGGAGTACGCTTTCTGCTGGTGCGCCAGTATACGCTAAGGGCATCTCTGGTAGCAGCATTTTGGTTGGCAGGGCGGATGCTAATGATTCTGCTAAGATGCCAGCGATCGGGGTGTTGCTTGAAGAAACCACAGATGGTTCTTCAGGAGAAATAATCACTGCTGGTCTTTTCAACAAGACTGTAAGCGGGCTCACTGGCGTGAGCGTAGGAGATACTGTATTCGTAAGCAACACAGGTACCCTTACGACCACTAAACCAACAGCCTCTACTGATCTTCTTCAGAACATAGGTGTCGTCCTTCAGACCAACGGGAGCAACATTCAAAAGATGAAGGTGTCGGCCATTGATAGAGTCAACGATATTCCCAACCTAGATAGCGGTAAGTTCTTTATAGGCGGGACTACAAGCCAGGTGTCTGCATACACGCTTCCTACTGCTGATGGCACAACAGGACAGATTTTACAAACCGATGGTGCTGGTGCGGTTACGTTCGTAGACTTTGTTGCGATCGGTGTCAAGATAGAAAAAACGAGCAACACAGATTACGACTACAGAGGGGACGTGGTTTACTTTGGTGCCACTACAAGCATGACGCAAGGTGATCTCTACTACTTCAACTCTTCAGGAAATTGGGCTCAGGCAGACGCAAACGCTGTTGCTAGCTCTGGCAGTGTTCTTCTCGCTATAGCGTTGGGTACTACATCAGATACGGACGGCATGCTTCTTAGAGGCACCTTTACGATGGAGGCTACAGCTATCGACGGCACAGAAGCTACGGGGGATGAATTGTATGTAGGGACCACGGCTGGACATGTAACAAGCGATGTGTCTGCATACACAACAGGAGACGTTGTGCGTGTAGTTGGCTACTGCTTAGACGGCACAAACGGACAGATTTGGTTTAATCCTTCTAACGACTGGATAGAGCTCTCGTAATGGCTATTGATAAAGTAACGGGAACTGCTTGGGCTGATTTGTCCAAGATAAGCGATGTAGCAAAGGCAGACATTGCAAAAGTCGCTGGGCAAGATGCACCGTCTGGGTCTGGTATAGTCACTTCAAATCTTATTCACCACTATGATGCTTCTTTGTCTGGTGGGACAACATCTACACAACTTGTTGACCAAGGTTCAGGGGCTTACAACTTAACATATAACAATGGCGTAGGACAACCAACGGGCGGTAGTGTTTGGGTTGCATTTGATGGAACGAACGACTACACAGGCACGTTTAATTCTGTGCCTAGCACTATGGTTCCTGCAGACCTGTCTGATGCTTACACGTGGTCCGCATTCTACGACCACGATTCTAAGAACGGCACTCAGTGTCTGTTCGGTGCGTTTGAATATGGCGGCGAGTACACATTCATTGGTTTGTATATAAGTTACAACACTTCAACTTCTACTTACGTGATGACGGCTGCGGCACGTCACAATAACAGTCACACTCAATACTGGAGGGCTTCTAACTTGACGGCGAACCCAGGGCAGGTTACTTTTACTCATGATGGAAGCAGGACAGAGTCAGGCGGAACCATATACATCAATGGGGTGGCGCAGACCACTTCGTTAATCATCAATACAGGAAGTGGCAGTTCAGTAGTAAACTATACTGGTGCAACTTTTGGTCAGGGAACAGATGACCAGTTCACTTACTATTACGACGGCTTAATAGGCGAATGCCTTATGTACGACGCAGAACTGACTGCTGCACAGGTTCTACAAAACTACAACGCAAGTAAAACAAAACACGGATTATAATGCATTTCGAAAACAGACATTACGTAGTGTTTGACCTCACAGAGGTAGACACAATTGACTTCTCAGAGGTCATGGAGACGTCAGCAGATACGCTGAGAAAGAACTTAGCTAACACGCAGAGCTTTGTGAAGTACGAAGGAGATCAACCACCTTCGGTGGCTGCTCTTACAACTAAGTCTCAGGAGTACTCTCACGCAGAGATTCTTGCTCTGTTGGCTGGAACTGATTGGACTGACCCTGACGCAGAGATCTAAATGGGTGGGGCGGTTTATTTTTTTGGAATATTTTTGAAGGAGTGGGAATTAAGGATACAGGTGAGATATATATCTTAAGAAGGCCCTTCTTGGGCCTTTTTTGTTTTTATTATCTTTGCCTTATGGCTGAAGATGTAAAGAAGAAACTCAAGCGGTTTGGACTCTCAGGGCTCAATAAACCTAAGCGATCCCCAAGCGGGAAGAAGTCGCATATCGTAGCGGTACGAGACGGCGGTAAAGTAAAGATTATCCGCTTCGGAGAGAGAGGGGCTAGCACGGCTGGTAAGCCCAAGGCTGGTGAGAGCGCTCGCATGAAAGCGAAGCGTAAGTCATTCAAGGCCAGACACAGAAAGAACATAGCCAAGGGCAAGACCAGCGCAGCGTATTGGGCCAACAAGGTTAAGTGGTAATGAATGCTGTCAAGTACAACAAGGGCGGTAAGCTCAAAGTTAGCTCTGCTACGAAGTCTGTTCCTGCACCTTCTGGTTTTCACTGGATGGTAGATCGGGGTAGATACTTCCTTATGAAAGGAGATTACAAACCACATCCTGGCGCTGTTAAAGAAGCTAAGTTCAAACTCGTTAGTCACTCATGAAGACGAAGAAATTCCCAGACCTCAATAAAGACGGCAAGATTACGAAGGCCGACATCCTTAAAGGAAGAGGTGTATTTAATAAAGGCGGCAAGGTATCCCGTGTGAACGAAGCTGGAAACTACACGAAGCCAGGAATGCGTAAGCGCAT